ACTAAACAAAAGGCTTAAATAATGGAAATCAAGATCATCATCGGGGAAGAAGAAGACAAAGAAGAAGAGATGCCTATGCAGCGCACTCCTTTTCAGCGTAAGGCCGCAAAACTCTTTGCAAAAATGGCTGGAAGAAGCAAGCCCAATGCAGAGGACATGAAAAAAGCCGCTGAAATCGAACATGAAAAAGAGGAAGACTAATGGCTGTCACGACAGTCAATGTTGAGTCGCTAAACACCAAGTCGCGGCTGGTATCGCTGGCTCAAAAAGATAAAAATGGGGACATGATCCTAGCAGGGTCAGACTCTCCGTTGATTGTTGCTGACATTAACCATGTTAGGTTGCACGAAGGCCGAGCCTATTATGTGTATTACCTAAATGGCGATGCGAACCAGTTAGCAAATGACGCAAGCATCAACATTGCTATTGCTTGGGGAAGTGGCATTAACCCTCATTTGGTGTTTGACGTTAATTGCGGCGGCGATGCTGAGTTTCAAATATATGAAGGAGCAGTTGTAACTGGAGGAACACCATTTACAGCGATCAACCGACATAGGTCTATTGGAAGCACAAGTCAAAGCGCGTCATTAATTAATCCGACAGTAACGTCTACAGGCACTGCATTAACTGGTGAGTTTCTTGCTGGCGGTTCTGGTGGTGGCGCTGTTGGAGCCGCTGCATTTTCGTTTCAATACGTATTAGCTCCGTTGACGACTTATCTCTTTCGCTTAACAAACAGAAGTGGGCAGGCACACATGGCTCATGTTCTTATTGAATGGTACGAATAATGCCTAATTTGAATCTTACGCCTGCTGAAGAGAACATCGTCAAATATCATCGTCGGTCTATTGAGACAGGCAATGTCGGCTCTGACCCTGAAGGCAATCCGATTACGGTGTACTCATCGACAATTTACATCCCTGAAGGAAAATACAAGGGACAGTTTGCTACTGTGCCGGGATGGGTAGACAACAAGATCGTAACAGATGAAGATGAACTTTATAAGGTTTGGAAAACCGACATTGAGAAAGGCGATTGGCCTATTTATCAAAGTGGCGAGGCGGGTGGTAAACGCGCCGAAGAAATACACTCGGTTATGGATGATGAGGAACAACAAGCGAGGGCAGTAATGAAGCCCCGTCAAGTTGATCGCCCAATGTTAATGAAAGAAAAACTAAAGTGATGGACAAATCCAAAAAAGAAGTGTGGGATAAAGAACGTCCAAAAGATTTGGGTGAGCCGAAGAAGTTGAGCGAATCGCAAAAGCGTAGTGCTATGCGTCGCGCACAACAAGCCGGTCGTCCTTATCCTAACTTAATCGACAACATGGCCTCAGCACGAGGCGGCAAGTGAGCAAGTACAAAGACCCTGAAGGCGGGTTGACTGAAGCTGGTCGGCGCAAGTTCGAGGCATCCGGTGAGAGTAAGAATCTAAAGCCGGGAGTCAAAGAATCGTCGCCGACAGGTGAGAAGGCCAGACGCAAGGGTTCTTTTTTAACGCGCTTTTATACCAACTTGAGTGGGCCATTGGTTGATGAGGATGGCGATCCAACAAGATTGGCGTTAGCAGCGAACGCATGGGGTGAGCCTGTGCCAAGAACACGCAGTTCTGCCGCACGGTTGGCAGCTAAAGGTCGAAACCTATTAGAGAAATACAAGCTGGAGAGCGATAATGGCTGAAATGTCCTACACGAAGGGTACGCGCCGCAAAGCATACCAAGGCAATAAGATGCCAACGGATGAGATTTTGCGTCGTGCCGAGAAAGCGCAGCGCGATAAAGACTTGTTCGAGTCTTTGTACCGCGATGCCTATGAGTTTGCCCTGCCGCAACGACAGTTGTATGGCTACTATGACGGCAACTCTAAGGGCGCAAAGAAGATGGCGCGTGTGTTTGACTCGACAGCCATTAACTCTACCCAGCGTTTTGCAAACCGCTTGCAGTCAGGCATATTCCCACCACAGCGTAAGTGGTGCCGACTAGAGCCGGGGTCAGATGTTGACCCACGCCAGAAAGACCAAGCACAGGCCATCATGGATGTGTACATGGAGAAGATGTTTACCGTCATTAAGCAGTCGAACTTCGACATTGCTATCGGTGAATTCCTGCTAGACATGGCAGTTGGCACGGCTTGCATGATGATTCAGCCGGGGGATGATGTGTCCCCGATCAACTTCACGCCAATCCCGATGTTCCTTGTGTCCTACGAGGAAGGTGCGAACGGTACGGTAGACAAGATATATCGTCGGATGCGGATGAAGGGCGAGGCTATTGAGCAGCAATGGAAGGATGCCGTATTTTCTGAACACTTGCAGCAGATGATCGATGCCAAGAAGACCGACGAGTTTGACTTGTTGGAGGCGACCGTCTACGACGCAGAGCGTGGCGATTGGTGTTATCACGTTATTGAATCAGGCAGCAAAGAGGAGATCGTCTATCGTCGCATGATGTCCTCTCCGTGGGTGATCAGCCGCTACTCGAAAGTCGCTGGTGAAATCTATGGCCGTGGTCCGCTATTAACAGCATTGCCTGACATCAAGACGCTAAACAAGACGCTTGAGTTGCTGCTGAAGAATGCCTCGTTGGCAGTCGCTGGTGTCTACACGGCAGCAGACGACGGTGTGCTGAATCCACAAACGGTTAAGATTGTTCCGGGCGCTATCATTCCGGTGGCAAGAAACGGTGGCCCACAGGGCGCATCGTTGACTCCGTTGCCTCGTGCCGGTGACTTTAATGTCAGCCAGATTGTCATCAATGATCTGCGTCAAAACATCAAGCGTACTCTGCTGGATGAATCGTTGCCACCAGACAATATGTCTGCCCGTAGCGCGACAGAAGTTGTTGAGCGTATGAAGGAACTGGCGCAGAACTTGGGTTCAGCGTTTGGTCGTCTGATCAACGAAACCATGATTCCAATGGTGGCGCGTATCCTGCAAGTGATGGATGAGCGCGGCCTGATCAATATGCCGCTGAAGGTCAATGGCCTAGAGATTCGTGTTAGCCCTGTTGCCCCGTTGGCAATGGCGCAGAACATGGAAGAGATCAACAACATTATGCAGTTCATGCAGATTACCGCAACGATGGGTAACGAAGGTCAGCTTGCTGTTAAGACAGGTGAGTTGATTGACTACATCGGTGACAAGCTGGGCATCCCAAGTTCGGTTCGCAACACCGGAGCAGAGCGTGGCTTCCTAATGCAGCAGCAGCAAGAGATGATGCAGCAGCAGCAATTGATGCTGGCAATGGCCGGTCAGCAGCAAGCCTTAATGGAAGGTCAACCAGAAGGAGGTCCGGGTGGAATGTGAACTGCATCACCATTTTGCAGAAGGGTTGTACGCCAAAGAGTATATGTTGCCCAAAGGGTATGCCATCCCACAACACGCGCATACCTATTCCCACTTGTCGATTCTGGCAAAGGGCGAAGTCGTTTTAGATGTAGACGGAGTGCAAAAGTTTTACAAGGCTCCGGCCTGCATCGAAATAGCCGCAAACAAAATCCACGTAATCGTGACTCAGACAGATACGATCTGGTACTGCATTCACGCAACAGAACAGGCAGAAGAGGCAGCTTCGGCTCCGATTGTGCCAAGCAAGGAGGCTTATGGCTGGGTGGGATGATCTAGATGCAATGCAGGAGTCGATGGCTCCTAGAGAATCAAGTGATGCAGATAAATTGTGCCTGCGCGTGTTTGGCACAGAAGAAGGGCAGAAGTTGCTCAAATGGCTACGGGATACCACCATTGAGCAGCCATGCTGGGGACCGGGAAGCGATGCTTCTTACGGTTATTTTTTAGAGGGACGATGCTCTTTAGTTAAGGAGATTGAGTCCCGCATCCATAGAGCGAGGAACCTTTGAGCGATAACGAAACGGCAGTCGAGCCTAGTAATTCAGAAGCGTCTGAACCTACTGGCCTACTTGACAACGTAGAGGCTAGTGAAGACAAAGCTCCTGTAGACAGCAATCAAAGTGCGGTAGATCACCGTGCCGCAGAATCCATCCCCGATGACGAGGCGGTTGACCGACCCGACTGGTGGCCTGAAAACTTCTGGAACAAAGACAACAACGAACCTGATCTGGAGGGCATGGCGAAGTCTTGGAAAGACCTTCGTAAGATGGT